GCGGCAATAGCGTCCCTCAAAGCTAAAGCAGGATTAATGGAGACAAGCGTATGATGATATTTAATAGACATTTAACCATAGAGCTTATCAATGGTTGCGGAGTATTCTTAGAGATTGCAGACAGTCGCGCAGTGTGGACAGTGGACAAACAGACGGAAGAGGTAGGGGCTTTACCTTTCATGGGCTTAATGCTATACTTACCTTTCATATTAATCACCTTTGGACAAGTATATGAGCAAGATTAAAGAGGAACTAATAGGCTACGAGTATGAGCCTAGCGAGTGGATAGAGCCAGAGGCACAGAATATGGTCAATGAGCTTATAGAGTATCAAGTATACTGTATGCCCCTCTCTGAGCTAATGGCTAGAGTAACCAAGCAAATGACGGACGAGTACTATAATAATTCATACGAGAATATGACAAAGAAGTATAAGGAGGTGTTTAAATGAGTAGATGCAAAGCATGTGACACTATTATGAACGAATACGAGCTTAAGCGTATTGACCACAACACCGGACATCATCTAGACCTATGTAATGTTTGTGCTAGGTATTCACTGGATGCAATGCAAGATGCGTGGAATGATTCAAGCACTGAAATAAAATTAGATGAATTGGTGCTTGACAGGTCAATCAATTAGCAGTATAATATACTTAAGAAGCAAAGGAATATTTTAAAGATTATAATTAAAGTTTAACTAAACGATACTTAAGTATCATAACAAGCGAGGAAGTAACTATGGCAGTAGTAGAAGGCACATTAGCATTTGAGAACCTAGACACCCACGAAATGTATCAGGGTCAGTCTACAGGTAAATACTCAGTCGTTATTAGCGTGGATGAGGACACCGCTAGTAGTCTATCAGGCTTAGGCGTTAAGATGCGAGAGTATGAAGGAGTCAAACAACGGAAGTTTAGCACCAAGTATGACGTACCTGTCTATGACAAAGAAGGTATGCCCTTTACTGGTCGGATTGGTCGTGGCTCTAAGGTACGGTTACTGTGGGCAGAATCAGGCGCACCGCATCCAGTACACGGTACTAGCACCTACCTTAACAAGATCAAGGTGTTGGAAGTAGCAGAGCAAGATGATGGTGAGGAGTTTTAATGTCAGTCGAGTCAACCTTTGTTAGACATGAGCCATGCCCATCGTGCGGTTCATCCGACAATCTGGCTCGTTATTCAGACGGCCACGCCACCTGTTTTTCGGGTGGTTGTGGTCATTATGAACATGGCAACGGACAGGTCAGTCAATTATCAAGTAACAACAAGCCTACAAGGATATTAGAGATGACAGGTGTAATAGCGGCAATCCCTGATCGTAGAATCAACCAAGAGACAGCCAAGCGGTATGGTGTCACAGTTGAGTACGGTACTGATGGGACAATTACCAAGCACCACTACCCATACCACGATAAAGATACAGGCGTGGCTACAGGGACTAAGGTACGTATAGTAGAGAACAAACAATTTTATGCGACAGGCTCCTTTGACAATGCAGGACTCTTTGGTCAACAAGCATTCAAGTCAGGCGGCAAGTACATAACAGTAGTAGAAGGAGAGGCAGACGCACTAGCGGTTAATGAGATGTTTGACGGTAAGTGGCCTGTCGTATCCATTAGGTCAGGTGCGGCTAGTGCGGCTAAAGACATCAAGGCTAATCTTGAGTGGCTTGAGACGTTCGACAATGTGATTATATGCTTTGATAATGACAAGGCCGGACAAGAGGCCGCAAGGTCAGTACTGGACTTGTTCACCCCCAATAAGGCTAAGAATGTCACACTGCCCATGAAGGATGCAGGGGACATGCTCAAGGCTCGTAAGGTGCAGGACTTTGTTAAGGAGTGGTGGAACGCTAAGACCTATCAGCCTGACGGTATCGTGGCAGGTAATGAGACATGGGACATGATTATTAAGCAGTCCAACGTGAAGTCAATCGACTATCCTTGGGCTTGTCTTAATGAGTACACCCACGGCTTTAGACCTAAGGAGCTAGTCACCATTACGTCAGGCTCAGGCATGGGTAAGTCACAGATAGTCAGGGAGCTTGAGCATTACTTGCTTGGAGCTACTGAGGACAACATTGGTATCCTAGCACTTGAGGAGGACATACCTAAGACAGCGTTAGGAATCATGTCCATAGAGGCTAACAAGCAGCTTCACCTTGACAAGACGGTATCACAGGAAGAGAAGAAGGGTTATTGGGACAGGACGTTAGGCTCAGGACGTATCTATATGTTTGACCATTGGGGTTCTACGAGCGAGGACAACCTATTAGGCCGCATACGTTACATGGCTAAAGGCTTGGACTGCAAGTGGATAATTCTAGATCACCTCAGCATCGTGGTCAGCGATCAGGACAACGGTGACGAGCGTAAAGCTATCGACAGCATCATGACTAACCTTAGAAAGCTAGTACAAGAGACAGGTGTAGGGCTATTTTTAGTATCACACTTGCGTAGACCTAGCGGCTCAAAGGCACATGAAGATGGCGGTAAGATCAGCTTGGGAGAACTCAGAGGTTCAGCGGCAATCGCGCAACTTAGCGACATAGTTATTGGTTTAGAGCGAGATCAGCAACACGCAGACCCTGAGACACGTAACACAACCTGTGTGAGAGTGTTAAAAAATAGGTTCGTGGGCTTGACAGGGCCGGCCTGTTACCTGTATTATGATAAGGAGTCTGGTAGAATGATAGAAACCAGTTGTCCAGTAGGTAACGAAACGGAGTTTTAATGAAAATAGTATTTGACATAGAGGCTAACGGTCTAAATCCTGATAGGGTATGGTGTATCGTTGCTCACATTGTAGGCACTGAAGAGTTCTTTGAGTTTCATGGCTTCAGTTTATTTGACTTCAATGAGTGGCTTCTGGGCTTTGATAACTGTGAAGTGATAGGCCATAATATAATTGGCTATGACATACCAGTGTTGGAGAGGTTATTAGGTACTGATTTTAGCAAGTGTAAGATTACGGACACCCTAGTCCTATCAAGACTAGCGAATCCCTCAAGGGACGGTGGACATTCTTTAGAGAGTTGGGGACAGACACTAAACCAACCAAAAGGTGATTATAATGATTGGGATAATTTCTCGCATGATATGTTGGAGTATTGTGTACAGGATGTTAAAGTTAATACGTTGGTGTACAAGAGATTACTTTCTGAGCTTAAGGGTTTTGAGCCTGAATGCATTGATCTTGAGCATCAAGTACAGGGTATTATTTCAAGTCAGATTAAAACAGGTTGGCTCTTAGACCAAGAGAAGTGTTTTTTATTGTTAGCTGAATTAAAGGAGAAGAAGTATGATCTTGAAGATAAAGTACATGAAGTTTTCAAACCGTTGCCTACATTCATCAAGAAGGTTACGCCAAAGATTAAGAAAGACGGTACGATCTCTGTTGTCGGACTCAAGTTCCTAGGAGAGCAATGGGATACAGCTATAGCGCCATTTAGCCGCATAGACTTCCCAGTGTTTAATCTAGGTTCACGACAGCAGATAGGCAGACACCTACAGTACTACGGTTGGAAGCCTAAGCAGTTCACTGAGAAGGGACAGCCCATTGTTGACGAGGCAGTGCTTAGAGCAGTCAAAGACATACCGGAGGCCGCGTTGATAGGTGAGTACCTTATGCTACAGAAGCGCATAGCACAAGTTCAGAGTTGGCTAGAGGCAGTTAAGGATGACGGCAGGGTTCACGGCTATGTCAATTCCAATGGTGCTGTGACAGGCCGCATGACCCATAGTAGTCCGAACATGGGGCAAATTCCGGCAGTGTATTCACCTTACGGCAGAGAGTGCAGAGATGTGTGGACTGTGCCAGAGGGATACAAGTTGGTAGGTATGGATGCATCTCAGCTAGAGCTTAGAATGTTAGCACACTACATGAATGACGAGGGTTATACAAATGAAATACTCAACGGAGACATTCACACGGCAAATCAGTTGGCTTCAGGCCTTGAAACTAGAGACTTGGCAAAGACTTTCATATACGCTTTCCTGTATGGGGCAGGAGATGCCAAAATCGGAAGCATCGTTGGAGGAACAGCAAAGGATGGTAAACGCCTTAAAGAAAAGTTCCTCAGAAATACGCCATCTCTTGCAGAACTACGAGAACGAGTTGGAGTGGCGGCAGGAAGAGGTTATGTTCTTGGCTTGGATAAGCGAAGGGTCTATGTACGATCAGCACACGCGGCCTTAAATACATTATTGCAGTCAGCAGGTGCGATTGTAATGAAGAAAGCGTTGTGTTTACTTGACGAATATGCTATACTATGGGGTATAGACTATAACTTTATAGGTAATATACATGATGAAATCCAAACGGAAGTTAGAGCAGACAAATCAGATGTCTTTGGGAGACTTGCCACAAGCTGTATGCAAGCCGCAGGACTCTACTACAAACTCAACTGCCCACTTGAGGGTGATTACAAAGTCGGAAACACTTGGGCAGACACCCACTAAAGGTAAGTACTACAAGGATAATAAGTCAGCGGTACAGGCAAGGGATGCCAAACGCATGTGGGTCAACGGTAAGGAAGTCAAGAAGACTCACCCCCTGTACAAAGCAGGACGCTACAAAGGGTTTGAGGAAGCGGCTTTTAGTTCCTTAGAGAACTACAAAACTAGTCCAGAGGGTCAGGTGTATATAATCACGAACCCTGCTTGGGAAGGTTGGGTAAAGGTAGGGATGGCAGTAGACGCTATGGATAGGATTAAGAATTACCAAACGTCCTCACCTTTTAGAGATTACAGTTTACTGTACGCTTATGAGGTAAATGATAGGAGAGCAGGGGAAGCTGCGGCACATGCAAGACTAGCCAAAGAGTGTGACAACATCAACGAGTGGTTCAGGTTGCCCTCTGCTATAGCTAACGAACTAATACTGGAAGTGATACATGAATACTAAAACAACGGATAACGTAGTAGCTGACATATACGCACTGATGGAAAGCAAGGACGCTGACCCATCCGTCAATGTTGAAGAAGAGATAGAGAAGTTTGGAGAAGGTGTTAAGGCTCTAATGCGTACAGAGTTTGGTCGGAAGAAGCGAGAGGATAACCGCAAGCTACGCTTGTCGAATATTGGCCGCACTGACAAATACCTTTGGAATCACTTTAACGGTACGGAAGGTGAGAAGATTGAACCACACACTTACGTCAAGTTTATGTATGGTCATTTGATTGAAGAGATGTTACTGTTCCTTACGCGCATGGCAGGACACTCAGTTACCGACGAGCAGAAAGTATGCAAGGTAGAGGGCGTGGTGGGACACATGGACTGCAAGATTGATGGTATTGTGACCGATGTTAAGTCTGCCAGTAGTTTTGGGTTTAAGAAGTTTAAGGACGGCACACTGGCTTTTGACGATCCTTTTGGATACATAGATCAGATAAAAGCCTACGCTTATTCTTGCGGAGAGAGGAAGTTTGGTTGGTTAGCAATGGATAAAGCAAACGGTCATTTGACTTATCTTAAATATGACTTAGATGACACAGAAGCTCCGGTATATAAAGTCCTTAAAGAAGACATTACAGAGCGAGTAAAGTATGTAAAAAAGCTAGTAGAGCAAACAGAACCAAGCGCGTGGTGCTACGATCCTTTACCGGACGGCAAATCAGGAAACTTAAAGCTTGCTATTGGTTGCTCTTACTGTCAGTTCAAAGACCATTGTTATCCAAGCTTAAGGGCTTTCAATTACTCATACGGAAAAAAGTTCTTGGTAGAAGTTATTAAAGAACCGCGAGTTAGGGAGATAACGTATGACGAAACAGGCTTTTAGATCAGGACTTGAGAAGAAGCTATCAGAGAAGCTAGATGGGCAGTACTTGTTTGAACCTTACGGTCTGCCCTACACGACACACAGAAAGTACCTACCGGACTTTGTACATGAAGATAAGGCAGTGCTGATAGAATGCAAGGGTTTCTTTAGGGTAGGTGACACGCAGAAGTACAAGGCTATTAGAGACTCTATGTCTGAATGGGAGATTATCTTTGTCTTGTCCAACCCTCTCAAGAAAGTACGGAAGGGCGGTAAGATGACAATGGGGGAGTGGTGTGAGAAGGAAGGCTTCAAACATTACACAATAGACACTTCAAAGGAAATGACAAAGTATATTAAAGGGAAGAAGCTGTCATGTCACTAACATTAGATGAACTTAAAGAAAAGATTATAATAAATGTAGACGAGTTATTAGTCCTAGAATTACTGGACATAAGCACTAAAGATTTGTTAGAAGCTTTTGAACATAGGCTTATCAGAAACTTTGATGAAATAGCGGAAGACTTTAGAGATGAGGAAATGATTGATGAGACTTAATGATGCAACACCTACTGATTGGGACAGATTACGTAGAGCATATCCTGCTATAGAGAAAGCTCCTAAGATTGACGAGGCCATGAAAGCTTACCATGACAT